TTCTTGTAGCAACGAATGTTAATTCGATAACGTTAATAGAACGGGCTGGTTTGATGAATATGCTTGCGCGGAATTTATTTTGGTCAATTACCTCAGGAGTGTTGACAGTTGAGTCACTGATTACTCTGTAATCAATAATACCACGTCTTCCTTGGATATCACGTAAGAACGGATCTACGATATTCTTAAACTGTGTTTGAGTGAACTCATCATTCAATTCAAACAAGAAGCTTTGAGCTGCGGTAGCGATTGATTTCTCAACTGCGATAAACAACCTACGAACATTTAGACGATCAAACGCAGATGTTAGACCTAAACCAGTTTTATCACCAAATAGTACAATACCTTGACCTACTTGAGACATAACAGGGTTAACGTCTGAACCATACAATAAATCTCTCATTGTTTTGCTAGGGTTAAATGCTAACTTAACAACGTTCTTGATTACACCTTTTCTGAAACCAGCTGGTGATTCCCAAGGTTCAACTCTAGCTGCTAATCCAGCCATATCACCGTTTAATGGAGTCCAACGATATTTGTCGTTATACTTATCATAGCGGTATTTGTATCCACTATCCATGAATGAATAAGATGAGTTTTGAACTTTGTTGCGATATGCAATTACGTTAGTAAGTTTGGCATTCATTTTAAGTTCGTCAACAACAGCTTCCTTAGATGGTGAGATAAACGCAACACAATCTTTTCTTGTTTCACAGATGTTAGAAACAATATAGTTTGCTCTTGTTGCAGCATCATCGCCTTTACCTTGTAATACGAACGCAATGTCGATTTCGTTAGAACTTCTTAAAGTATCTAGTGCAAAACCTAATTGAGCCAACGTAGCAGTTGTTTCAGTAACCGGTGATGTTGCACCAGCCATTGTTTCGTACTTAGCAATTGCACTACTTGCAGTACCAATTGGAGCACTGTTAGCGATTGCTACCCAAGATGAGAAGTTTTCAATCACTGTACCGTAATAATTAGTAGTACCTTGTGCTGAAACTGCACCTTCAGTTGTTGAAATATTTTCGAATTTTTCTAGCATAAATCCTTTAGTACCAGAAATTTCGCCTCCCGCATCAATCACTGCTACGTGAATGTGGTTAGCGTCTGGCTTTCTAGAGAATGTTGCTCCATGCTGCCATTTCTTTTTGATTGATAGTTTAGCTAAGTCTGTTTCAGCTAATGTGTATTTGTTAAAGAACTCAATATCATATGAATATAGAGCAAGGAATGATGTATTAGCATCTCCCGGTGTTGCTTCAACATTTACTGGTGTTTCTGTAAACGAGCTAACTCTTAATTCTTGGTATCCGATTGACTCGTTACCAATTTCTAATACGTCGCCTGCAATCAAGTCTTGTAGGTTTTGTGTGTTAGCAGTTTCAAATTGAACGTTAGAAGCATTAAAGCTAATAACTTGATCTATTTGAGTATTTGAAACTTTGTTTGTTGGAATTCCTGCAACTGCAACGAATTCACTTTCAAAGCCAGTGGATGATACCCAAGCAACCTGTAATGAGTTACCAAGTTCACCTTTATATTTAGCCTTGAATGCACCGTAATAACTATCGTCTGAAACGACGTCATTATTTGCATCAAGTGTGATGTCTAGTATTGTACTGTTAGCTTCAGTTGAACCATCATCTGCACGAACCACATATAGAGCATTTGAATACGATAAGTAATCAGCTGCTGTAAAAAATGTTTCGTAATTGTCATCATTAGGTGCGCCAAAACGATCTACGAGTTGGTTTTCTGATGATAATAGCAATGGTTCGTTAGTCGGACCCCATCTAAATACACCGGCTAAAGCAGCAGGTGGCGTTGAGATGGCTGGTACTGCCTGGGAAGCATCGACTTCTCGAACGATAACAGAGGGACTTACGGAAAAAGCCATATTTTTCTCCTTTATGTATTGAAAACGCGTTAATCTTGTTTTATGTATTTCTTACTGTTTCTATTTATAAAAAAAGGTATTCTATATAATATCACAGTCTTAGGCCGTCGTCTTCATAGTAAAAATCTTCGCCACTATCAATTAAGCCAAAAGGTAACAGTTCCTCTTCAATTTGTTCTTCTGTCTTCTCTCGTAACTTTATAAGTGTATTTATGTCAGTCATATCTTTGAAATATGCCTGTTCAGTCATCCATGCGAACAAAACAAGGTTCATAACTAAATCGTCGTGAAATCCTGACTCTGCTTCGAATGAATTAGCCTTTTTAGAGAACCGGCTAATCTCTTGTATAGTATCATAATCTTGAATAATAAGTTGGTTTTGTTCAACTAACATTTTAAGCATACTACAACCAGTTGCTTTAACATTTTTAGTTGTTCGTATTCCATTATCTACTTTTTTACCAAACCCACCAGTAAGCATTTTACCGGAACGTCCGTTATTTGCGGTATATAGTATATTGTCATAACCATAATCCATTAAAAGAACATCAGCAACCTGTTCTCCAATATCGTTAACCTCTATTAAAACTGCAGCCGTGTTATACATTTGTCCTATTCTATAAACAACAGATGCAAAATCAATTGGTCCTACCATGTTATCTCTAAACATTGCCACTTGTTTATATGGCATCTCTGTAATATCAATTACTGAAAAACATGAATAGTCTAAACCTTTACCACGAGCAACGTCAACTGTCATAGAATATTGACGTTCTTTAATTGGCTTTTCATATTGCATAAAGCCGTCATGCTGTGCTATTGGTGTTTGATGTAATAATTCTTTTAGTTTCCAACCTGCAATAAGAGTACCAGAACTACCTAGGAACTGACAACAATATTCTTGGTTGAATTTTTCTTCGTCGTGGTCTAATGCTTCGATTGTTTCCTTACGCCATTTTTCATCGCGACCCGGAACATCGTGCCACATAACTTCTTCATATTCATAACCATTTGTACCTTCTTTTGCGCCAGTACATGTTTTCCAAAAATGGTTTAATCCATTTGGAGTTGAAGTCATTAAAAGTTTTGTTGACTCGCCAGACGAGATAGTAGGATAAACAGATGCGAAAAAATCGTCATATCCTTCGATGAATGCAACCTCATCGAGATATAGAAAGTTAACAGACTTACCACGAATAGCACTTGACGACGTAGTACCTGCCAAAACTTGACATCCGTTCTCAAGTGCGATATTTCCTTTGTTCCATTCTTCAACCCCTTGTTGCAGCCATTTAGGTAATGCCTCAAATGCGAGCTTAACTCTTGCCATAACTTCTCGAGCAGCGTCACCTTTGTTAGCTAGAATAGCAACAGTTTTAAATTCGTTAAATAAAACATAATGTAAAATAATAGCCATAGCAGTGGTTGTTTTACCAGACTGACGTGCTGTTAACACTGCTAAACGTCTATTGTCTGTAATTTTTCGAGTAATGTTTTCTTGGTAATCATACATTTTAAATGGAACTAGCCCTTTATCAACGTGTACGATTTTAATATAATTCTTAGCAAAGTAAATAGGATCCTTTGCGCATTTCATATACTCTTGTAAAAGGTCAGGTGACCATTCTATTTCTTCGCCAATCCTTTTGAGATTTGAGTTTCCTAAATAACCATCAGCCATTCTCAGTATCTTTCAACATTTTTAATAAATCAGCAGTGGACACAATTAAGTTATTGTTTACTGTATTGGTTTGTGCAGCTTCTTTAGGCGCGTTAATTTCTTCTATAGCAAATTTCTTTTTAGTTGAAACATCAGCGAAATCTTTGTTGGCATCAAGCAGAGTTTTCATTAGAGTAGAAACAACTTCAAAGCCACGTGCTGACTCAGATTGTTTAGCAATTTCTAGCATTTCTCTAACAGCCTCGTTCCCTAACTCGATAACACCTTCAATGTTTTCGCGAACCTTTGCAAGATCCTTTAGATTCTCGTCATCTACCTCGTCGGTTACTATAGCTGGAAGAACTTCTTCGTTGACTTCTAACTTATAATCCTCAATTAAAGGCGGTTTGGCAGCTAGTTCTTCTTCTCTAATTTCTGAAAGTGGCCTTAGTCCAAGATTTTCAGCTATCTTATCATTCATATTATTCACTCACTATGGTTTTAATAATACCCCAGTTGTCGCCAAACTCAATGTCTTGGTATGGAATTGATCCAAAGTCTGGAGACGATATAGTCACTGCTGGTGGATTTCTGTATCCTAAACCAGCATCGGTTATAGTTATTGATTGAATGTCTCCATTGTTACCAACATTTGCTATAGCGGTTGCTTGCGTAGATGTTGGTGCAGAAACATTGATTACAGGAGCGTTCGCGTAGAACTTCCCTGAGCTATTTATTGTAATTGAGTCTATGACTCCATTTACTAACGTTGGCGTTAATGAAGCAGCAAAACTTGACGGAGTATCGTCAGGTGCGTCAATAGTAACAATTGGTGCCGTGTTGCCATATCCTGATCCGCCAGCAGTAACATCAATAGAGATTACTTCACCATCTGTTGCAGTGATTGTGGCTACAGGAAGATCCTTATCAAAGTTCTTAGTAAATAAATCGCCAGTTCTTGCAGTCGTTGGGATCGTATATGGATCACCGCTAGAAGCTGTAGGCATATCACCGGTTGTTTCCCAAGTTACGTTATCTAAATATCCAAGGAAACTTCTGTTAGCTCCATCAAATACTGATTCATTACCTTGAGCATCACCAGCTCGATATGTATGTCCTGGGAATGCAACGTTACCTGCTCCACGTGTTTCTTGTGTGCCATATAAACCATTAACGTTAATACGAATAAGATTTGTGTAATGCTCTACCTCTACGTGGT